TTATTACAGGTATTCGTCCTGCTGAATTCTTCTTTCATGCTATGGGTGGTCGTGAAGGTTTGATTGATACAGCAGTAAAGACATCAGATTCAGGATATATTCAACGAAAACTTGTTAAGTCAATGGAAGATTTGCATGTAGAATATGATGGAACTGTTCGTAATGTTAATGGAACTATTGTTCAATTTAGATATGGTGGTGATGGTATTGATTCTGGATGTGTAGAAGTTCAACAATGTAATCTTGGATTAATGTCTCTAGCAGATATTTATGAGCATTATGCTTTATCATTAGAAGAACTTAAGAAAGTATGTTCTGAAGATGTTAATGAAACACCTGATTTAGTAGATGAAATTATTAAAGACAGAGATGTTCTTGTTCGCGATATTCTAAGATTTACTAAAAAAGAAGAAGTAAGTGCTCCCGTAAATCTAAAGCGTATTACTGAAAAATATGCTAATCCTTATGCTACAAAAACCAATTTGACTCCAATTTATGTAATTAAAGAAATTCAAAGAATTTGTGAAGAACCTATTCTAAAATATAATAAACTATTTCATATTTTACTAAGATTTTACTTAGCACCTAAAAAATCAATTATGGTTCTACGATTAACAAAAGAATTATTTGATGAATTAATTCGTGAAGTTCAATTTAAATATATTCAATCTACAGTTCATGCTGGCGAAATGGTAGGAACTATTGCAGCACAATCTATTGGTGAACCTACTACACAACTTACACTAAATACTTTCCATTCAGCTGGAACTGCTAAAGCTAATGCAACACAAGGTGTTCCTCGTATTGTAGAACTTTTGAGTGTATCATCAAATCCTAAAAATCCTTCAAATGTAGTATATTTAGATTCAAAAATAGCTATTTCATCAGATGATGTATTATCAAAGAAAAAGGAAATTCAAAAGACGACAATGCGTGATATTACAAAATCTGTTCGTATTTATTATGATCCGAACCCTTTAACAACTGATTCTGTAGTTGAAGAAGATCGTGAATTACTAAAATCTTATCAAAAATTTTCAGTAACACAAGGACAGAGTTGTACATCTCCATGGATTATGCGACTAGAATTAGATAAAGATGAAATGGTTGCTCGTAATATTATTGATATGACATTAATTCAAACAAAACTAGAAAATAATAAAGTTCTTCGTATATTCTCATGTGCGCATTCAGATACAAATTCACCGGATAAAATTGTAATTCGTATTGTATTCGCTCAAGAAGTTGTTAAGAATGCTTTATCTTTAAGATTTATTGAAGATAAATTACTAGATACTGTTCTAACAGGAGTTGAAGGAATTGGAAAAGTATTTGTTCGTGAATTATCTAAAGAATTACTATTTGATGAAACTATTGGTGGATATATTCCTCTAAAACAATATGTTCTTGATGTCGAAGGAACAAATTTACTTGATTTAAGTTCAGTTCCTGGAACTGATCCTTTCCGTTCATTCTCAAATGATATTTATGAAGTTTTGGATGTATTTGGTATTGAAACTGTTCGTTCAATGTTATTTGAAGAATTTATGGAAGTATTTGCTACAGAATTTGTAAATTATCATCATATGATTACATTAATTGATACAATGACTTATTCTGGTCGTCTAATTGAAGCAAATAGATTTGGTATGAATAAAAGTGAATCAGGTGTTCTTGCTAAATCAACATTTGAAGAAACTACTAAAGTATTATTTGGTGCTGCATTAGGATCACAATTTGATAATATGCGTGGTGTTTCTGCCAATATTATGTTTGGACAAAAACCGCCATGTGGAACAGGGTTTGTAGATATTTTAGTAGATGAAACTAAATTACCTGAAGGTTCTGAAGAAGATTTATCTGTATTTGAAACTGATTTGAAATCAGCTAATGCTCGTGTAGAAGAAGAAGAACGTAAAGATGCAGAACAAGGTGCATGTAACATGGAAGATATTGCTATGGAATGGTAAAACTCTACCAACTCCATGAACCTCCAAAACCTGAATGATAAATTACTAAAGAATTAGGATATTTTTCTTTTAGACAATTATGTAAAACTTTATCATCTGAAGTAATACATTCATTAGGTTTAGCTTTTCTATATGCTGAATCATTCACCATAAATGGATAGATTTTCTCAGTTGGAATAACTAATATATCATCACTTGATTTCATTGCTGATCTGAAAAAATACGGACCAGTAGTGCGATTAATATATACACTATCCCAATCTACATTTTCTAAAACATCATAATTAAGTAATCTTTTTATAATTGATGAACCAGGTTGAGCAGCAAAAAATCCATTAGACATATATTTTTTTCCATCAATACCTTTACAATTTAATTCACATGGATCTTCATTTGCAACAATTAATTCTCTTTTATTATTTTTTGTTATAAAATCTAAGAATTTAATTGAAATTTCAAATAAAGAATCTAAATAAATTCCACCAAATCTATGTAAAATTTCTAATCTTGCTAAATCAGCAACTTGTGCGAATCTTGATTGTTCTAATTCTTCACCTTTTTCAATAGCTAATTGAATAAATTCCCATACAAGAGGAAAATTTTCATAAAATAAATCATTATTTGTCCATAATTTATATTGATAACCATTTTTTAAAGCTAAAGTTTCAACATTTTTCATAAGATGATATCTAACTGAATTTTCAGCAAGAGGTTTACCAAACCATATTTGATTAATTATTTTAGGTATTTCTTTTCTTTCAGAAATAAAAAGTTTTTCATTAAAAAAGAATTGACGTTCAGATAATTTCAAAGTATTACTTTTTTTATTAAATATAGTTTTACAAATAGATTGAGTTTTTCTATAAAATAAAAGAGCATTTCTTTTATGTTCAATTTCATGAGGAGATAATTTAGGACCTAAATCAAAAAATTTTGCTGAATGAAAATATTTTTTTACCATACGATGAACTTTTCTATGATGTTCATGACCATATTCACCTTTTTCACTATGTGAAAGAACTAATTTCCATGATTTTGTAGCTAATTTTTTAAGAAAATTATCAAATATACTTCCATCATATAATTTATCAGCAACTAAAGGGTCTTCAGTATATTCATCTTTAACATCAAACATAATGTATCTTGTAACATTACAATAGGACATAGTACTAAAAAATTCACGTGATCTTACAGGATCGTTTAAATGCGTAGAGCATATAACAAACCATCCTGATTGTGATAATAAATTTGAACCTCCCCAAAGAATTTCATCATCTGGATGTGCTACAATAAGTAGTTTATCTACTTCCATTATTTATTCATATGAATATTATTAATTGGAATACGCTAGACCACCCATACCTGACATAATACGAAGAATGTTATAGTTAATCGCATATACACGAATATTATATGTTAAATCAGTATCTGGATCTACAGTTACACCACCTGAAATAGTTAATACTAAAGTAGCTGTATCAATTCTTGAAAAGTTACATGTTCCACTCGGTTGATGCTCTTCAGGTTTTAGTGCAAATGAATAAGAATATACTGAAGGACCAGGTTTCTGACCTGAATGATGTTGGAAATTTTGAACACTACTAAAATAATTGCCATATCTTTTATCCATACGATCTTGACCATTAATTTGTATTAATTGTTCAAATACATCATTTCCACCATAAGTAAAAGGTTGAAGTCTAGGTTCATTTCTACCTTTAGCTATATTACAATTTGTATAATAAGAAGGTTGAACTACCCATATAAGTTCTTTTACAGGATGATTAAATGTTAAATCAATTCTATTTGAATAAGAAGAAACACCTTTATCTTCATTAAATTGAGTTTGTTCAATTAAATATTCATGTGATTGTTGAGCCATACGACGACGTTCCTCTGTATCTAAATAAATATAATCTACATAAAGTGCAGCTTCAAGAGGAGCAGGAACACTGTCTCTAAAATTACCAGCAATGAATTCAACATCATTCCATAAAACATTAATACGAACTTCATGATATTGAAGAGCAATTAAAGGTAAAGCTACACCAGGATTTTTAGTATAGAAAAATGGTAGAGGGATATAAAGAACATTATTAGGTATAGAAGGACGACCTGAACCTAAATTACAAGATCTCAATCCACCCATAACTTGAGAGCCAGCACTAGTACCTCCTCCAACCATCATGTCAAGTTCTGCTCTTTTATCATACGGTAAAGTCATTTCAGACCATAAATGTATAAATTCTCCATATAATCTATCAATTAATTGTCCACCAATTTCAAGCTCTACATGACGTAAAAGATTGAATCCAATTCTTCCGACATCATTATTATAAGTACCTTCAGCAAGAACTACTTCTAAATAAGTTGCACCCATTAAATCAGCATGACGACCTAGAACGGCTGAATTTTTTACACCCCAAGCAGCTTGACCATTAAAATTCACACGAAATGCTTCCATAGCAAAATTCGTGTGACGCTTGTAAAGACTTTTAAAGAATGTAATTTGAGGATTACCTGAAATATACGCATCCTGTGCACCATATGCTACAAGTTGTAATAAACCACCACCCATGTTTGTATTTATATATTACATTACTTTTTTTCCTTAGATATGAACTTATTTACCACCACGACGACGACGACGAGTTCCACCTACAATAGGAGCAGGTGATAAACCATGAGAACCACCCTTCTTTTTATAAGTGGCCTTTGCCGTTTTTAATACATGTTTAAACCAATTTTTACCCATTGATCCTTTCTTGCCTTTTTCAGATTTCATTGTAGCAGATACATGTTTCATCCATGCACTCTTTTTACGACCACCAGCTTTAGGTTCTTCTTTCATCATTTTAGATTCACCTTCCATTTTTTATACTTTAACGCATAGAAATTAAATTACAACATTATAAATAGGAGAAGTCTTTTGCATAGGTTGAAATGATACTGAAGGATCAGGCATTTGAGGAGTTTTATATGATTTAGGTTTTAATGCTCTTAATCCTGCAGGTTTTAAAACTGAACTATTTTGTTGAAATTCACCAATATATAATTCCATCATTGTATCAATTGAACCATAATTCATTAATGACCATTGACATCCATACGTTAATAAAATTTGAGGATTATTATTCTTTAAATCATCTAAATTATCAGGAACAACCATAGTAATATTATTACGATTATAATCAATTAATTCTTCATAATCATGTGGTTGTGAAGCTTGTGAATATGTATATCTACGTAAATGAGAAGTTGACCAAGATAAATTAATTAATTCTTCCATCAATGTTCCTTTAATTTCATTTCCACCTGAAACAATAATTACTTTACTTTGTAAATTACATATAGGTTCTACTGCTACATTTTTTCTTTGATATCCATATTCATAATCTAATAATCTAGGTTTTATTGCTGATTCTTTAATTAATTCTGCTGCTGCATTAATTACTGTAGTTTTATTTGTATGGAAAACTAAACTTAATATAAATGGATCAGAAGATACAGGACAGCTTATAGAATTAAATGCATTATTTCCAATAGAAGTTAAACATGCACTTAAAGGAACAGTATTATAAGCATAATCTGTTCCTAATTTTTGATTTTTAAGTCCAACAACAGGTTTATCATTACTATCAGCATAAACATCTAATTCTACTAATCTTGCTCCTGCTTTAATAACCATAGGAAGAACTTTATCAGAAATGTAATCATATACATCTGACGCTGGAAAAAGAGAATATGATGAACTTGCAATATAATAATCACATAAACGATAAGCGGGTGTTTGTGGACATCCCATAGGAGCTAATTTAGTAACAGATTCATAAGTTTTAAATATTGGTGTAGCTTCTAAAATAGCTTTATGTTCATTAGGAACTATTGCTTCATAAACAAAAAATCCTATTATAGCTATTCCAATAATACCAATAACTAAATATAAATAAAACATAGTATTATCTGCTGCTACTGGAAGAACAGTATCCATTACACTTTCGCTATATTAAAAAATAATTCTCTAAAACTTCTACATACTTTATCATGAATTCTTTTATCCATAGGTATTTCATTTAAGCAATAATGATGAAATATTAAACAATACATTCCACATTCAGTATCTTCATATTGATGACGAGTTTTATTATATGAAAGAAGCATTTTCTCTGGATGATTTGAATCCCATTCTTCTTTCCATCTAAACATTAATCTTTGAATTTCAGGTTCAGGTTGTTCAGCATATGAATCAAAATATGTAAATCTTGGATATTCTAATTCAGGTCTTAAATCACAATATACTGCAATCCAATGTTGTCCTGGTCCTGTACTTACATCTGTATTAAATACAATTCCTATTCTTGTATAACCTTTCTTTAAAAGATTATCTAATTTTATAGCACATAAAGAATCAACAATACATTTTCCTAATTCTGATTTCTTATCAAAATCAATTGGAATAGTTCCTAAATATTTATAACCTACATATAATTTTTGAAGTTGTTTTTCAATTTTATCTATATCTTCTGATGATAACCATTCTTTAGGATTTGTAGACCATGAATCAGGAGCTTTAGGTTTTTTCATAAATTCAGTAATAATACATTGTAATCCTTGTTCGCAATGTTTATGAAATCTTTGTTGTAATTCTTTCCATATATATGACGCTGAACCTTCAGATATTGGATTTGATGGATATTCTTTATTAAAAATTTGTCTTAATCTTTCTATTTCATCTGAATCCATTATCTTAAAAATGGATTATGTTTTATCCTATTTTAAGAATAATAACGATGGAAGAAACGATGCGCCAATATAAAGAAAACGCTCTAAAAGAAGTTAAGTCTTGTGTTAAGAAACTAGTCGATACTGAAAAAGAACTTGCTGAACTAAATAAACTAGTATATGAGAAACGTGAAAAACGTTCTGTTATTAAAGATGAATTAGCACAAGTTATTAAACTTCCTGAATTTGCTCAATTAGATAAAATGAAAGTTGAAGAAGAAAATGTTGAAATTCAAATTATTAAACCTGGTTCTCAAAAACCTTGGAATATTTCAAAATCTGATCTTAAAGAATATTTAAAAGAACAACCTGAATTATATAATCATATTCTTAAAGAACAATCTAAGAAACTTATTTCTCAAGAATATAATTTTAATGTTGTATTTAAGTAACCATGGCAGTAGCTGATTTTACTACAACTAGATTTAGAAGATCAATTGCATTTAATACATGCGATAGTATGCATGACTTTTTAAAAGGACCTAGGTGTGATCCATCTCCAAGATCTAAACTAACTGAAGAATTAAATAAGAAACTTACATCATTTATTGCAGCTGGAATTTTTAATCCAGCAGAAGTTGGAACAATGTATAATACATTAACAGATGAATCTACTATTTCACATCCTGAAACAGCTGCTAAAAGATTAGTTGGAATACCGGATATTGAAACTCAAACTGTTTATGTTACAAATAATGATAATGCATTATCAGTTTTACAAGCAATATTTGGTTATTTTGGCCATGCTTCTATAACTGATGATAATAATCCAGTAAAAATAGTTATGGATGGTGGTTCAGGTGGATTAGGAGCATTAGCAAAAGTCTTAAATACAAAAGTATCTATTGTAAATGTAGTAACTCCTGCTACTGCTTGTGATTCAGCTGGATTATCTACTAAAGATTTATTTGGAAATTCAATATTATTTGAATCACCATTTTCTCCAGGATTAGATAATAAACCTCCTGAATTTTCTGATGCTGCATTTTTTTCTGGTTCAAAAATAGCACCACAATCAACAGTATATGATTCAAATATTAGACCTACATCTAGAATATTTGTTGATGATACATATATAGATTTAAGAACAGGATTAAGAGGTCCTCCTGTACCTGAATTATGTAATGCTATATTTCATCCTGCATATCAAGGTCCTTGGGGACTAAATAGATTTACTACAGCACAAAAATTCGATTTAAAAAGATGTGCTGATTCAGATCAAATAAGATACTGTAAAAAGTTAGGACATATATTTGTAACAATTGATGAAATTTGTGCTTATATTGCAGCTTACTTTTATGAAGTACCAACAATATTACAAACACATGGAGTAAAAGGAGCAAAATATTTTAAATTATTTAAACCTAATCAAGGTCTTGCTGATATGGTAGGTGGAAGTAAAACGGATTTTTCTTTTGTTATTCAACCATCAAGTATGCAACAAGGAGGAGGACATGAAGATTATGAAGTTCCATTAGATGAAACAGAAATCTTTTCTACTATATGTGGTTTAGCATCATCAACATTATTAAATGGATTAAATTCAAGTCCTGCATTTAAACCTTTGGCTGCAGCATGTAGTGCATTTAATTTATTACAAAAAACAGGATTGTTACAACAATCTTATATTTTACAACATAATGCAATATACCCCCCACCTTACAATGTTCATGCAGGAACAACAATTGATATTGTTAAAACTTGGGTAAGTGAAAATCCTTTATCAAAGAATGATATTACAACACAATTTCCACCTAGTGAATTTGCATCATTTATTGAAGAATTAAAAATGAAAGGAATATATCCTCCACCTGCTGGTGGATTACCTTCATTATTAGTTACTACGTACAAATTCATCGAGGAATATCCAAATAAAAATGTAGTTTTACTTACATTAGCACTTATTGATGCATATGTTACAAATCCATTAAGTCCTCAATTATCTGCTATACATACAATAATCTTTCATGATATTTTAATTCCAAGAAATCCTAATATAAAACCTCTACAAAACATTCCTGGAAACGACCATGTTAGTGCAGAAATTTCTGCAATATATTCTCAACTTATTGTTGTATTTTCTACATTTATTGGAGATTCTACAAAGACTTTTTTAATTGGTGCAGATGCTATGAAACTTGTTGCTGGTGGTAAACGCAAAAAAACACGCAAAAATAAATTAAAACGAAAACGGACTAAACGTAATAAGAAGTCTAAGAAATAAACATGTATAATCCTTACAATTCAAGAAATAAACTTCTATCATTAAAAGATATTCAAACTATACTTATTACTTATAAGTGTAGTTTTAATATCAAGAATTTAAAATTATTTCAAAATGCTATGATTCATTCATCTTATGTTCGAAGAGAAGAATATACTTCACCAACAGGTGAAACTATTAAATTAATCGATAAACCTGATGATTGTATTGATTTATTTGATGAATCGTATGAACGTCTAGAACATTTAGGTGATTCAATTTTAGGTGCTATTGTATCAACTTATCTTATAAAAAGATTTCCTAAAGAACAAGAAGGATTTCTTACAGATTTGAAAAAAGAAATTGTTTGTAATGAAATGTTAGGTTCATTAAGTATAAAGATTGGTCTTGATAAATTTTATATAATTTCAAAACATAATGAAGATGCATGTAATGGAAGAACAAATATTAAAAAATTAGGTGATATTTTAGAAGCATTTATTGGTGCTTTATGGACTGATTCAGGAAATGAATTTAAAGTTGTTTCATCATTCATAATAAATCTAATTGAAACGTATATTGATATTCCAAAAATTCTTATGAATAATCGGAATTTCAAGGAACAATTACAAAAATATTGTCAAGCAACATTTCATTATACTCCAACTTATAAAATGATAAGTTCTACTCAAAATTCTTATACTATGGCTGCTATGAGTCCATTAAGTGAAATTGGACAAGGAACTGCTCAAACTAAAAAACAAGCAGAACAATTAGCTGCACAAGATGCTCTATTTAAGTTTAGGAATTCTTCTAATAAGTGATTCTTTAATAGTTCCAGTTGAAGACATATTTTCATCAACACCTTCAATATTTCTTAAAACTGCCGCAATCTTTTGCGGTTGATCAGCAAATTCAAGTAATAATTGTGTTTTAATTACATTTCTACGCAAAGGAGGTTTAGAAGTTCTTACTGATCTTGAAATATTACCTAGACCATTACCATCTAAAACAAAATTATCAACTTTATTATTTCTCATAAATTCCAGAATTTTCTCGGAATTTTTGAGTTTTCTTTCTTTTAATGAAACAATTTGTTGTTTAAGTTTACGCTCTTCATCATCTAATGAGATCCATTCTTTGAGCGTCTCTTTAATTTTTTCCGTTGTGTCTTCCATTTACTTTTATAATGTTTACGAGATGAAAATCGTTTACCTCCAGAAGGTTTAGTTTGTGCTTCTTCTACCGCTTTTTCTTCTATTACAACTTTTTGTAATTGTTGCTCTGCTTTCTTTACTTTTTCTAAATTATCTGATTTTTTAGAATCTTCATATAATTTTTTAGCAGTTTCAAGATTTAATTCTAATTTTGATTTTAATTTTTGTAATTGTTCAGGAGTTTTATCATAATATTCTTTTGCTTTATCCTGAATTTTCTTTGAATTTTGATAAACTATATTTTTTACACTATCTAATTTAGCACTATATTCTGCTTGAAGTTTACTTCTATTCTCAGGATTTGTATATGCCATAGCATCATTTTTTACTTTTAAAGCAGTTTTTTGAAGATTATCAGCAGTAGATTTAACTTTTGATTTTAATTCTTTAATATGAGCTTCCATTTCTTCATTACTAACTGATTTCAAAGGATCAAATGTAAATTTATCAATTAAATTTCCTACAAATGAAAGTTTTCCATCATAAGATTTTTCTCCATTTTCATTAATAATTTCTTTACCTCTTAATTGTTCAATTAATTCTTGTCTTTTTTCAGCAAATTTTTCTATAAATCTATCACTAGATTCAGCATAATTTTGAAATGCTAATCCAACAAAAGGTATTAAAGCTAAACTTTGAATATATACATCCCCAAAATTATGTTGTGCTGTAAAAATAATTAAATTAAAAAATATGAATAAAGCAGAAATCATATAACCAATAGCAGTTCCAATAGGTGAAGAAAATGGAATAGGAACAAGACCAACTATCATAGGAGTATATTGTTGAGCTAATTTTGCTGCAGTTTTATTAAATTCAGTAACCATAGTTAGAACCATACTTACTGCTTGACCTGTAATAGGTATTCTTGCTATCCATCCTTCAGGATGTTTTCTTCCTGTTTCTGGATCAGTTACAGGAACTTCACTTAAAGGAAAAATAAATTTACGAACAATATCTAAAATTCCTCTAATAGTTTCAGGTGTAAGTAAATACGCATAATCCAATCCTCTTTGAACTAATGCATTATAAGCTTCCCCGCCACCAACTTTCTTAATTATTTTTGATGCTTGTTTATCATTAAATAAAGGATTTCCATCTTTTCTTACCTTTTCTTGTAATTCTTTAACAGATTTAATATTACTTTCTTTAATAAAATCAAATAATCCTATCATTTTTACAACGCGTTCTGCTAGAAATTTTTCAGGTAAAAATTTAAGTATTTCTTTCTGAAGTTTAGGATCTTTGTATTCTTCATAAATCCAAATATGTTTCATTCCCCCAACTTATTTTAGGCGCGTTAATTTATTTTTAATGATTTATTATAAATGGAAGATCCTGAGATTCAAGTTGAATGGTCGTCTCAATTAGAAGACATTTTAGCAGCAGAAGGTGAAAGATGTCGTGGTCTAGCATGGTTACATACTCGTGCTGAAATTCTTACTGGAAAATATAATTCTTATGTACAAGTTCCTGTTATAATTCTTTCAACATTAGCAGGAACTGCATCAGTAGGTTCATCAACATTATTTGATGGAGATACAAAAACATCAAGTATTGCTATTGGTTTAGTTTCTATTGGTGTAGGTATTTTAAATACTTTAGGTGGATTCTTTGCGTTTGCTAAACGTTCAGAGGCACATAGAATAGCACAATTATCTTATGGAAAATTATCATCAAAAATTACTATTGAATTATCTTTACCTCGTGATGAAAGAACAACGGCTGAAAGTCTTTTAATTCATGTTCGTGAAACTATGGAAAGATTAGCTGAAACAACACCTAATTGTCCTCCTCAAATTATTGATGAATTCAATAAAAAATTTAAACATAATCATGGAGTTGCTATGCCTACTGAAGTAAATGGTATTCATAAAATATCAGTATATAGAGCAGAACATCATGTAATGACACCATCAGAAATCCCTGCAAAATTATCATTAGTAATTCCTAAAACTTCCAACGACGATCACACTCAAGACAAGTCATAAATGTAGTCATAGGTTCATCAGCAGAACGAGTTTGCATTTGATAATAATCACATTTAGATTTCTTTTTACATCCTGAACACCACATAAATATTGACGCAGTATTATTTTTAGATTGAAGTTTCTTTTCAATTTCAAGTTGTTTTTCAAGTGAATCTTTCCATCTCTTTGGACATAATTCAACAGCTGATAATTCAGCAAATTCACGAATACCAATTTCACCTTTTTTAATTTTTGTTAACCAATCTTCATTATTTTGAACATAACTACTAAATCCTTTTAAATTTTCATAAAGAGTAATAGCTTTGCTTCTATACATATTCCAGAATACACGATTAGACCAATCAATATCCATATTTTCTTTAATTGCTTGATCACTAATTACATGCAATAAAGATTCTTCTAGTTGATTAGAAATTTTTTCATCTTCAAGAAGTTCATTGAAATTCTCAATAACTTTTTGACGAATAGCACAATCAACAAATACGTTCTCAGATTTTCTTTGAATTGGTTTTGATGTAAATGTAGGTTTAGTATTAACTTCTTCTTCCTCTTCCTCTTCTTCTTCTTCTTCTTCCTCTTCTTCTTCTCCAATTTCATCTTCATTACTTTCAGAATCAAATGTCCATTCTTGATATAAAAGTTCATAATATTCAGATTTTAAATTAGTATATGAAATACTAGGACGTTCATATTCATCTTGTTCTTCTGAATCAGATGAAAGAATTACAATATGGCCATAATAATTTTCTTCATTAAATGGAGATGGAAGAATATGTTGATTAATATGTTCTTCTAGACCTTCTACAGAAGCAAATATAGAAAGCCAAGAAGATTCTTTTAAAGGATCTTGAATTTTTCCTTGAAATTGTAGTGAGGTATTTTTAAACTTCTTACGAATAAATTCAAGAATATCTTTTTCTTTTGGAGGAATAGTAAATTCATTTACTCCTCCAGATGAATTTATAGATATACAAATCACCATTTATATAATTTTATACTTTCTAATGCGTAATTCGTTTTTCGTTCAAAACGGATTAAAAAATAATTTTATATTTCTCTAATAAAACAATGTCTAATAAGGTGGAAGATTTTCCTCCACTAAATCCTAACGTTAAAATAATGCCTAAAAGGCAAGAAGGACCTACATATGCACAATTAGCTAATGAATGGAAAACACATGATGAATATATGAAATTTATGACTATTGAAGAACAATCACAACCTAAATTTCGTCCAATTAATCTTCCTAAATTTGAAAACTGTAGTAGATTTGAAGAACAAGAAGAAGAAAAACCAGTTGTGAAACCTAAACCTGAAGAAGGTGAATGGATTAAGGTAGAAAAAATAAAAAGACAAAAAAGAGAACTTACATTAATTGAAAAATATGGTGATCCAGATGCTTCTCCTGAAGAAGAAGAAACTGTATGGGGAGGAGAAGAAAAACCAACTCATAAAACATGTTGGGAAGATAAACGTTAACTAAACCCAAGTAATGTTCGTATTAATCCTGCAATCCATTCAGAAAATTTTATTACAAATTTCATTGTAGAACCTTGTATATAAGAATCTTTTGCATATTTCCATCCATAAAAAGCAGAACCTAATAAAATTGCTATATCTATCAAAGCAATAATTCCATTCTCTGCTATTTGTTCAGATGCCCAATCTGATATTTTATTTAAATTTCCTTTTTTCTTTTTATTATTTTCATCTGCTAATGGAGCTTTAGATACAGATTTTACATCTTCACCTTTTTTTGCTACTCTTTTACAACGCATATATGCTTTATTATCATGCGGCATAGGACCACCAGCTAATTGTTCAGTATTATTGAAATAAACTTCTCTATCACCTAAAGATTGAAGAGGTCTTGAACCAGGAGCTACATTTTTAACTAACAAAGCAAAATTATTAGAATCAATATTAATCATAGACTTAAAAACTACCCATGTACATTGTGAGCATGGAGGAATTATTAATGAACCTTCATAAACAAAATATTGTCCTGCTGGAGGAACCATTTTAAATAGTCCCCAATTATCACCTAAATTTACAGGTGTATAATCTACTCCAGGATTAGCATAAGGAATAAATCCATTAAAAAATGATGTTGAATCAGTTTCAGCAGGATTAACTCTAAATAACGAACTTACACATAAAATCTTTCCTGAAGGATTTGTAAAAATTGCTACAACTTCACCATCTGCTTGAATGTTTTCAATCGTATGGTGACTTGGATGTGTAACTACTAAATTTGTACACGTGTATCCTTCTCCATTAAACTTACAGGAACCTAATCCAGGAGTATTTTGAAGAACTACTCCTTCATCTGAAACAATAACATTTGCTTGTGGAATTACAGCATCATCAAAAACAAGATCGCATAATAAATCACAAGGTTTAGCGGAAGATTGTGATACATTAATAGGACTTTGTTGTGTTGATGCACATTGTCCTCCCCATGTAGTTGATGAAGAGTATATACTCATTTATTATTTGACTTTATTTTGTATCTCGGGAATAAACAATGGATACACCAACATTAACACTGATAATTGCAGTTCTAGTACTCTTTATAATAACTGCTGGATTAGGTGTTACAGTATATAGATTACTTAAAGCACAACCTGCGGCTGCGGTAGTTGAAGGACCTGGAGGAATTTTACCACCAGCAATTCCATCATTTATTGAAAGAATTATATCACCTTTTCTTTCTAAATTATTTGAATATTCATCATTAGGTTTATTTTCATTTGGATTTGTAGAATTTTTAATTTCACAAAAATGGGATGGATTAATTCCTAATTTATTTGCTATTTTAGCTTTAGTTACTAATAATTTTTTGAAACAAGGATTTGGAATTGGAATGTTTGGAATAACAAAAGATGATATTCCAGCTGGATTACCTGATATACTACCTATGGCTCCTGCACCTCCACCTCCTCCACTTGGTGGAGCATGGGGTCAAGAATTTTGTAGTGTTCCAGGATTAGGTGGATTAGCAAATAGTGGTAAAGGTCCTGGATCAATTGTTCTTGTAACTACTATTATGTTTCATTATTTAGTAACTATATGGTCAAATGGTGGAGGCATACAATCAATAACTCCATCATTAACTCTTCTTACTTTATGGAGTGTTCATTCATGGACTGTAATTAATAACTGCGCTAGATTTTCTATATTAGATATTGCAATAAGTATTTTAATTGGTCTTTTATTTGGAGTTTTTTCATGGGCAACAACTAAATATGGATTAAACAAAGGTGGTTCACCAGGTTCAGGAACTGCTGGTAGTTTATTAGGTTCTCCTAAAGGAGGTGGATTAGGTAGTACTGGACCTACAACTCCCCCAGACGTTGGAACATGTTCTGCTCCCAACGACCAAGACCAATTTGTATGTGAAGCATATAAAAATGGTGAATTAATTACGACGACAATTGTCGAATAGAATTTCTCAAAATACGATAATAATTTATTAGATTTGTTCCTGATTGTTTTTCAATTAGAATAGATTTATTATCTTTTAATGTTTCAACTACAATTGTAGGAACAATTCTAACACCATATTTCAATGCATAATCATTAGGATCTTCATGAAGATTTACAGAAATCCATTGAACTCCAGAAAATTCTTCTTTTAATCCTTCAATTGAAGGTTTTATTACTTTACAAGGTTGACAAGTAGGAGACCAAAAGTGATATGCTACGGTTGTCATTCTTCTTTTATTAATACTGGACCTTCTACTATTAAATGGTTTTTAGAAACTAACCTAAACATATTTGACCTATGCAATCTTTGTTTTGACAATTCAAATCCTTTAGTTTTTAAAGTTTTAGATAATGCTGAAATTATAGCTGTATCTAATTCTTTTTTATCTAATTTATCCATATTTTTATAACACCATTCTAACATAGCAGATTCTGAAACTGGAGGACCCATTAATGATAAAGGAAATCCAGTAATTGATTCTTGTTTATTTGTTAATATAACCTTTTCCTCATTAGGATTTAAAACTTTTGTTGCCATTCTATCAACAATATCATTATTCTTTGAAATTTCATCTTCTTTTCCTGTATGTGCTAAAACATGAATTATATTATAAGATTTGAATTTAGATAAATTTAGAGATAATTGTTCAATTAGGTCACGATGACATACATCTTTACCTTGTGTAGTTTTCCAGTCTTTTGCTACCCATCCAGGTAACCATGAAGTTAAACAATTTTTTGAATACATAGAATCAGTATAGATAGTAAGAGAAGTTTCATTTGAAGGAAATGATTTTAATGCTATTTCAATTGCTTTGAAAATTGCCATCAATTCAGCTCGTTGATTAGTTTGAATATCAGAATCTGGAACTCTTCCTGAATCTGATAAATTTTTATGATCAGGGAACCAACACGCCCATGAAGCTTTGGAGTCTTTCTTCCCATTTTTTGAACATCCTCCATCTGTGAAAATACGAATACTCATATTGTTTTTATGATAGGTTTATGTATATGAGTATTCATATGTTTTATAATACAACGACTTTGAATTGCACCTTGAATTAATGTTGGATCTTCAACATGAAACCATACTCTACATTTAAAAGATCTATTTTCTAAAGATCTTCTAAGCATTTGTTGACATGAAAAAGTTAAAAAATCTGAATGTAAAATAAGTAAAATACGATACCTTGTTGAAGATAATTGTGTTATCCAATTATCGAACCATGGAGCAAAAGTATCAACTGAATTGATTTCTGCAGCATCAATTTCCATGAACTCACATGATTTTTGATTATTAGATTTGTAATTTTTCCATTCATCTAAAGTAACTTTATCATTCAAAGGTTCAAATAAAAGATAATGTGGAGGAGGATATTGCATTATATTATATTTATTCAGTTTGTGTAGGTGGTAGAATTTTCTTTATAGGAATTTCTTTAGAAACTACATAAATACTATTTTCAGTAATTACAATATAACAATCTTCACATTTAAAAACAGATTCAATACTAGATGTATATTCACTATCAGATTTTACTAGATATTTTGTATCTTCTTTAACACCAATACAACATTTCTTTTCAAGAGAATCTCTAAAATAATCTAGATAAATAGGACGATCGTCATCAAGAGCAATTTGAGAGGCACGTAATAGAACACTAGCAGAAGGTAATGCCATTTATTTTATCACTTGTTAAGAACTTTAATTTATTGAACGCACTTCAAAATATCTTCAACTTTAAATCTTGATCTCATTGATAAACTTGGTAGTTCAGGACGAGGAACTTTAATAAATTCTTCTAAAGAAGATTTAATAAATTCTTTTATAGAAATACAATCAGACCTAAATGCCCGAAGCATATTTGCATTCTCAAATAAGAAATCTACATATTGATTTGTATTTTCTTCAGTTTGGGAATTTTTAGGTTGACGAGCAATTAAATTTAAATCATCTATAACAGCTTTTAATGAACTAAATATCATTTCTTCAGAAACAACTTCTTCAATAAATAAAACAGAGATAAATTTTGAATATCCACGTCTTTTTTCTTTTTGCTCTACCCATAATTTAAGTTTATTATTAAATTCTAAATCTTCGCGAGAAGGAAATATAATAGTTTCATTCATATCATATAATTTAGGAAACAAATCAATTTGTTCTAAAATATCTTTTTTAATTTCAGGAATTTCTTTAGATAGTCTATGAATACAATCAGCCATAATTGTAGCAAACAATTTTTCGTTAATAGATTTGTTGAACACTAGCGTAACAAATCTAATACGAAATTCTTCGTTGCGTTTTTTAAGAATAACAAGTAATTCTTCAACTAAAGTTTGAATATTATATGATGAAAGTTTATTTAGAATTGTAAATGCTTGTGCATATTCGGGATCATCATGTTCTTTAACTTTACGAAGTGAGTTCTTAATAATACTTTTACGCCAATTTTCATCATCTACATGAGAAGGTTTAGATGGTCCACCTCCACCATAAAACTTAGGTGGAGGACGTGCAGGTCTATACGACATAGGAGTAATACGCAATCTTGCAATATTATCCTGCACTGATTGAGGCAATGCCAGTTTTGGGCAAGACCTTAGTTGATACATTACTACAGATGTCAATGTCGCCATTTGTTTAGCACTATTAGAGAATATTTAAATGAAAAACGAATCCGTTTCACACTTAAATAGTATTAGTAAGGCAAATAACAAATGGAGACAACAAAACTCCAATATTCTTGGATTCTGTGGTATCATGACCCCGAATCCAAGGATTATTCTCTTGAATCATATTTGAAAGTTGGGGATGTTTCAACAGCTCAACAATTTTGGAGTATTGTTGATTCAATTTCTCGTGAAGCTTGGGAATCAGGAATGTTCTTCTTTATGCGTCGTGGTTTCAAACCTCTTTGGGATGCACCTGAAAATGAATCTGGTGGTGCATGGTCAAAGAAAATTGAATCTTCAAAAGCATATGATATTTGGGTAGATGCTATGATAAATTGTGTTACAGGTGAACTTCTTTCTAATCGTAAAGAAACTTTGGTTGGTATAACTATTTCTCCCAAAGGTCCTTTCTCTATTATTAAAATTTGGAATAATACTACGGCAGTTTCTACAATTGATAACCTAAATTCTGATATGTTACATCTTAAAATTGCAGCAGATGTTACTTATACAGCACATAAATCTCGTCCTAAATAATATTTAATTTGTACCCTCGTGTATTAGTTTCTTTAAACAAATCTTTAACTCTTGTAATATATTTAGTTTTTAACTTTTCAATATCTTTTAATGATGGATTATTATTTTTTTTAACAAAAATAGGTTTTCCTGTATACGTATTAATAGGTTCTAACGGATGATTAGAAATATTTTTCCAATTTTGAATTGATGTTAAACTTGGGAATGGAAATCTTAATTTAAATAAATAATAATAAATATCATTTACGTAATCAAAATAATGTATATTAGACCTAGGAAATATTTCATTTTCACCATAAGTAATTATAGGAACAATAGGTGTTCCAGTTTCCAAAGCAATTTTAAATATTCCTTTACGATTTTTTACTACAACATCTAAATTCTTTTCTTTAAAAATACCCATTTCTTTTGCTCCACCTAAAGTGATAGAAATAGATTCTTTTTCAATTGTTCTTTTAATACTTGAATAATCTGATGGAATAGCATTTAATTTTCTAATAATATCTTTTACAACAGGAATGCAAAAAAAGAATGAATGAACTACACCTTTAGTAGGTTTATATGATGGATCTGTTAATTTATATCCATTATGTATTACTGCTGTTACACCAGACATTCCATGAGGACTCCATATATTTATTGATTTTTCAGGTATAGGATATAAAACATCAATTAAAAATGTTTTTTTAATATTATCTTCAGTTTTTTCAATTGATGATAAAAATGCATTTCTAAATAATTTATTTGATAATTCTAATAAATAATCTATTGCACTTGTAGGTAAAATAAAATAAATTATTAATAGAACAATTGATATTATTAAATTAGTATATAATGATAATAAACTTAAAAAAGCTAAAGAATAATTCCATGTTATACATGAATATAAAAACGGACTACAAATAGCAAATAATAATATTCCAATACAAATAACTAATATCATTAAGGTGTTTATGATATTTTATTTTACAAATATTTAACAATGAAAAAAAACCATTGGTTAGAATCATTAAATCAATTTATGGATACATATTTTCCTAAATGGGTAAAGATGTATTCTGCTATAGGAATATTACCTTTTTATTTTACAAGTTTATTAACTTATCCTGAAAAATTATCTATACTTACTATTCCATTTGAATTAAGTTTAATGTATATTCATTATTATTTCTTTCATAGATTATTACATATATTTCCTGATTTTCCTTTAAATTTACATACACAAGTTCATCATAATAAATTATATGAAATATCTAGAACATGGGAATTGTTAATTGATTTCTTATTTGAAATGTTTTGTTTTTGTGGAATACCTTTATTATTACAATATTTATTTAATTATTGGATATGTTCTCCAAGTGTAATTTTTATGATTACTTTAACTATGACGTTTGGACATATTATAAATTATTCTATATTTGGTTCAAATAAAATTCATCAGACGCATCATAGAAATGTAAATTTCCATTATGGACCTGATTTTATGGATCATTTATTTGAAACAGCATTACATGATCATGAAGATGGAAATATGCATATTATGCCTATAATTATGGCAACATGTATAGTATTAATTTCAAAAACAATTTTTAAATGGAAGGATTAACTTGAACAAGGCATTAAACATAGTTTAATTTCACCTAGATTAGCTACTACATATTTAATCATTAGAAACCAATCATTTTTCATATGAATATCTAGATTATTACATAGGTTTGTACATTTTGTAAATAAAACTAGATGAGGTAAAGAAAAGTTTCCTGTAACAATATCATCATTAGCTTTTTTCTTAATATTAAATTCATTCTCTGAATCTCCCATAATAGTAGTACGAGTAGCAAAATGCCCTTTACATCCAAATGTTAAAGATGAAGCTACATTTTTAATTTCTACAGTTTTTGCTCCTAATAAAGTCATATCTCTACAAATCTTTTGAAAATCCATTGACGGCATAGTAAAATGCGTAGAAAATTCAGTTTCAGGTAATTGAATATCAGGTTCATCTCTATCTAATAAATTAAGTTTATAACGAGTTACTTGTTTTTTCTCACCATCTTCAAGTAAAATTCCAAGAGAATTTGAATCATTAGAATCTACATAAAAAGTTACTGTATCATCATTTGTAGCAGTACGAACAATACGATACAAATGATCTGTATTAACACCAATAACAAATTTATTTGCTTGATGGTTATAAGCAAATTTTTCAAATTTATCTGCATGTAATTTCAAATGAACTAATACAGTTCGTGTATTATCCATAGCAATCATACGAATTCCATCTTTATCAAAAATCAAACTCATTTCAACCAAAATACATTTCAAAGCTTCTTTTAAAGTTCGAATCGCAGCAGTTTGAACTGTTTTTGCTTCAACTATATAATCCGGCATTTTTATTTTATAAATTCATTCTGTTTAAAACATAATTATTTCATATTGTGTCTCATTGTATGTGCTCGTTTTTTAGATACTATACGACCATATTTATTATATTCTAGGTCAGTTTTAGTTAATCCACCTGTAGTTTTTTCAGCTGTTCCATGCATAACTTGTGCTCTTGAGCCACGAACTCTTAAAGTTTTAGAAGAAGGCATCTTTACTATTTACGTTGTTTTTTTTAATAAAAAAAATAAAGTTAAATTAATGTCTTCTAATTACTTAGAAACTGTGTTAATGTTAATAACTTCTAAAGAAATAAATAATGGAGAATTTTATAATTTTATAAAGCAATTTCATACTATGAAATATAATGGATTAAAGTTATGTATCTTCATTAACAATTCAGACTATGATGAAGATATATTTAATCAAAAAATAAAGTTAATTAATATATTTTCTTTAATCGATATTACCATTTTGAATATTAAAAAAGAAGATGATATATATATTGCAAGTAGTAATAAAGAAGTACCTTCAATAATTCCAGAATTAGGATTAATATCAGGTCCTAATATTATGTTTTTTAATTCAATTAAGTATTGTTATAAATACAAATCAGTATTATTATTAGAATCAGATTGCATATTAAAGGTAGATTGTTTTGAAAAAATAAAAAAATATATTATGAGTTTATCTGATTATGTTATTTCTGGAACTAGATATGTTGGTAATATTGCAGGAAATAAAGATCTTTATAATACTATTAATATTCATTTCAATGGTGTAGCAATATATAATACTAGTTCAAATGATTTAAAATATTTAATTGATAAAACAGAATCTTATATAAAACATAATGTTAAGTTTAATAAAATGTATTATTTAGCTTACGATGTATCATTAACTTCAGTATTATATGATACTCATTCCAACGATAATGAATTTATATATCATAGAAGAATTTTAAGTAAATTTATAAATAATACTTTTATTATTAATTGTTCTCCATCATTAGATAAGGATATTAAAGTTGAACAAATAAATAGAATTTATCCAAATCATGTTATTTTACATAAAAAATTATAAATATAAATGACCATTCTCAGGTGAAGTTTCTACTAAAAAAGAAGGAATTATAAACATTTTAGAATATTTTTGTGAAATTTTTAAATTAAAAGTTATATGATTATCAGTGGTATATTTATTATCTATATCTAAAACTTCAGTTTTATAAACAGCTAGTCCGCCAAAAGCTGATTTTACTGGAATTAATTCATTATTTATAGAAATATGCTTTTGTTGTTCTTTTTTTAATTCTGGATCTGTTATAGTAGAGCCATTTTTATAATCATCAATTAATGAATCAATATCATAATATTTATAAGATTGATTTGCGAATGCTACAGTAAAATCTAAATTTTCTAAGAAATTAAATGACTTTGTATTAATAGGAAGATAAAGATTAATTGGATCAATTACCATCATTAAATTAAACATTTTTATATTTTCATGAAAGAAACTTAGATACAAATTTCTAAGTTGAAATTCTTCTGAATAGTTACTTGAATTAATCAATAAACAATTTTCTAAGTTAGATAAGAGTTCTTTATATAAAATATCTATATTATAAGATACAAAAACAATAAATGTTTTTTTAAATATTTCTCTTAGTTTTATTAGATTTTCTATCATATTTTGTATATTACTTGTATCCTTTATTAATACACATATACAAACAGAAGTAAGAATACCTGCATGTGATTCATATATTTTAATACCATTAGTTGGTGCTGTTATTAATTCAATTTTATCTCGTTCTTTCATATGTAAATTATGTTGAGTGGCGTTGATTAAATCATTTCTAACATTATTATTAGCAGTCTTCGGTTGCGTTTTAACAACTACATTTCTTTTGTACATTTTTATAAAGACATGGAAGATAAATTTTCTCAATATATTACGCAATTAAAAAATAGATATAAATACACCAAGTTTAAACCAATATTTTTAAGTGGGTGTTTAGAAGAAAACAAGACCAATAATATATTTAAAATAAATGTATTTCATTTATTACCTGATACGATGACCTCAAATTTTAAAAAAGCAATTTTAAAGAATTTAGAGAATGATAAAATAACTAAAATATATTTAATTACTAATAATAGTGATACTCAAGAAGAAAAAATTAATCATAATAAGATTAAATACTTAAACTTTTCAAAGTTTTATGGAATACAATTTTATGATATATTTCAATATTTTAAAAATGATGCTATAAATATATTTTTGTATGATGGTGTAGTTTTAGATAATGTATCAATTATATTTTTAAATAATTTACAAGAAAAACAGATAGGATTAATTTCTTCAAGAAAGTTTTTAAATGAATTAAATAATGATTATGAATGTTTTTTATCAATTACTAAACAAAATGAATCATATAATTTTGAATTTAATGGATTTATTGTAAATGGAAAAATAAATGAATTGTATGATATATATGTAAATATTTATGGTTCTTTAAATTTATTAATTCAACAAATGATAATTAAAAATTATAGTTTTATAAATTTATCAAACATTTTTAAATCATATGTTTTTGAATATAATCATTATAATTTATTAAATAAAAATAATTATTTTATGAATAGTTTTCCTATAATTTATGTAACACAGCAATTATATTTTAATGAACATTTAGATGTTGTAGTATCAGATGTAGATTCTTTTGAAAAATATAACGAACAAGCTTTACAATGTATTGATTATGAAATATTAAACAAACCGCTTGATTTTTTACCAGTAGAAGACCAAGTAATAATAAATGAAATAAAAAACAAAATATGTTCAAATTTTTATTTAGAATATAAAAATCATTTTTCACAAAGAACAAGTGATTATGAAAAAAAATATAATTCTGAATTTTTATTAAAACAAGAATTGATTAATAAAGAATTAGAATTATATAGAAATAATAAAGAGTTAGAAATTAATAAAGAAATACAACTAAATAAAGAAGAAAATAACAAAATATTAGATAATTATAAACAAGAAAGAATAAAGAAAATAGAAACAAATATACAAGATAAATATGAATCTAGTTTATTAGAAATAGAAGAACTTAAAAATAAACAAGTTTTAGAAATTCAAATATTAACTAATCAAAAATTAAATGATGAATTAGCTAGAATTAATAAAAATTTAAAAAATACTGAACAATCATCTTATGATAAATTTAAAGAGGAACTAGAATTATTTACAAAAAAATCATATGAAAGTTTAAATTTTAAAATTAATAATGAAAAACAAGAAAAACTAAAAGATATTAATGAAACATTAGAAGAATTAAGAAAAAATAAATTACATTCTATTAATTTAGAACATTTAAAAGAAAAAGAAAGATTAGAAAAATCATTAACTGATTATGAAAATTATAAAAAACAAGAGATTGATAAAAAATCAAATGAAGATTATTTTTCTATTTATTCCTCTAAATTAAATGAAATTCAACTAAAAATTCTAGAAATTAAAAATGAAAAAATTGCTCTAATAGAAGAAGAAATCAATGCAATTAAAAGTGAAAGGATAAAATTATTAAACCAAAATGAAAGTTATGAAATGAATAAACTGGAAGAAAATATTAAAAAATACACAGAAGAATCGGAGAAAGGAGTTGATAATTATATTGATAATTTAAAAAATGAAAAAGCTAAAACTGCTAAACTTGAATTTGATATTGAATTTTCTAAAATAAAGAAGAAAACAATTGAAGAAATGGAAGAAAAAGAATTAACTAGAATAAATAAAGAAATTTCAGAGTATAAAACAAAATTAATTGCCGGTATAAATACTGAACTTGAAATTTATAAGAATAATAAATTAGAATTAATTAATATTGATATTGATTCTCAAATGCATATTTATTATGAAGAAAGAAAGAAGATTACTGATGAAGAATTACTTTTAGAAAAATCTAAACTACAGATTGAACAATTAAAAACTTTTGAAAAAGATTATAATGAAAAAATGTTAGCATTAGAAGAAGATATTAGAAAAAGAAAAAATGATAATGATACTGATATATTAATATTAAAAGCAAAAAAACTTGAAGAAATTAATGAAATTTTACAAAGATATAAAGATAATAATATAAAAACAATTGAGATTGAAAAATCCAATCTACTTGATTGTATAAATAGAGAAAATAATAACATCAAAAATAAATTAAAAGAAGAACGTGAATTATTTAATTTAAATGAAATTGAAGAAATTAAAAAATCTTTATTTGAAGAAAAATCTAAAATAAATTCCGAATTAGAAAGTAAATTTAAATTAAAACTCGAAGAAGAAAATAAAATATTAGAAGAAGAATATAAACATAAATTACAAGAAAAATTTACTAAAATTGAAAGTCAAAATGAAACAAATATAAGTAATTTATTAAATAAATATGATGATAAAGAAAAACGATATATTGAAAAATTTAATTCTCTAAAACTTGATTTAGAAAAATCTGTTATTGCAGAGCACAATAAACAGATTAAATCTTTAGAAGAAGAATTAAATATTAAAATTGAAATACATAAGCAATTTATAAAAGATACAATCAATGAAGAAAAACATAAATTATTATTAGCTGAAAAAGAATTAATTAAAGATCAACTAAAAGAATTTAATGAAAAATGTCTTAAAGAAGAAGACATAAAAGTTAAGAAAGAAATAGAAGAATTAAGACAATCTAGATTATTTATGCTTGATTTAGAAATTCAAAAAAATAAAGAAGCAAAACTAGAACTAGTAGATGTAGAATTAAGCAAATATAAACTTGCTGAACAAGAAAAACTTAAAAAAATATATATGAAATTACTTGAATAATTCTAATAATAAATTATTAGTTTTTTCAATCATTTCAGATAATTTTATAGGCTCTAATAATAAACTTTTTGTGGGTCTTTCAAATGGATCAGAAATACCCGTAAATCCTTTTAGAGTTCCTGCTCTTGCTTGTTTATATAATCCTTTAACATCTCTTTCTTCACAAACTTCTAATGGTGTATCAACAAAAATTTCTACATATTTACCATAACTTGAAATTAATTGTTTATTATATTGACGGTCTTCTTCATATGGAGCAATATTTGCTACTATAACAATTCCACCATGTCTTACAATTTCAGAAGCAACATAACCAATTCTTCTTACATTAGTTGATCTATCTTCTTTTGAAAATCCAAGTCCTTTTGATAAATTTGTTCGAATTTCATCTGCATCTAATAAAGTAACTTCGCGAGAAGGAAATACTTCTGCTAATTTACCTTTAAAAGCATTTGCTAATGTAGATTTACCAGAACCAGATAATCCTACAAAATAAAAACAATAACCTTTTTGTTTAGTATAAAATTCTTTTAAAGGTTTTAGAACTTCAGAATAAGAATACCATTCAGGAATATCTTCATTAGATTCTAACATAGAACGAAACTTTGTTCCTGAAATATTTTTTACTTCATGACCTGAAGATTCAGAAAGAGTCATATACTTCTGAACATCTTCACAATATACAACTTCTTCAGAAGTAACAATTTTAATTCCAATAGAATCTTCAAGAGATTTTGCTAATTTTTGAGCATCTAAAGGACCATAAAATGAAGAACCATCTTTCTTTTTATATGATGGACCAGCATGATCTCTACCTACAATAAAATGTGTACAACCATAATTTTTACGGATCATAGCATGCCATACAGCTTCACGAGGACCAGCCATACGCATACTTAAAGTTAAGATTGATAAAGTAGCATCGCCTAAATACTTTAGAGTTTCTTTATAACACGCCATTCTAACAGGAAATGGGATATCACATTCTTGTGTTACACCTTCAACAGGATGAAGAAGTACTGGTAAATTGCCGGATGATTTTTTAATTAATTCAACATGAGAACGATGTAAAGGATTACGAGTTTGAAATCCTATGAATGAGCCTAGTTCACGAACTTCTGCAGGAGTACGACGATATTCTTCAAATGATAAATGTGCAATTGGTGTTTGCTTTAGAAGCGTTCCTGAAACATACCATTTTCCTTTAGTTTGTTGATATTTAATATAAGGATGTGTATCATCTGTGCAACCAAATACAGCTTGCCATTCAACTTCTAAATCAGGTTTCCAACATTCTTTTATTTCTAGTGTAGCATATACTAGACCAGTCACATCTTTTAAGGATAATAAAGTTCCTAATTGTAATTCTGATTCAACTGTACATACTATAGGAATTGGATATGATGAAGGATTATCTAAACATTTATAATATTGATCTTGAGTCATATATTCACTTAATGGAGCAAATGACCCATTAAATAAACATTCTAAATCGCATTTTTCACGTTCATCTAAAAGTTTAGTCATTTTTATAGTATATCTTAACAAAAAAAGATTAGTTTAATTGCGCAAGTAAATTAGCAAGTTCTTTATATTTTTCAGGTGTTAAAGAATGTTTATACTCTATTTTCATTTCTTCTACTATTTTAGCAGATAATTCAGAATCTTTTGTTTCTAATACATGTTCTTGTATTCTATCTAAAGTTTTTTGAGGATTTTTCATAAATTTATCATACTCAATAATTATAGAATTTGGTGTTGGTTCATTAACCCACTTTTGAAGCCAATCTTTATATTCTTTTAAAACTATTCTAAAAAAATCAAGTTTTTCAGAGTAAGGTATAACCAATTCTTTACATGCTGAATGTCTAATTGCTGTATTTTGTATTTGCTTATCAAACTCAAAATTTCTAAATTGATATCTAAAAAATGCATCTAATTGTTCAATAATATCTTTTCTGTATAAAATTATAATTTTATTAAATTGTATTTTATTTAATTTTAAATTCATATCATGATCTCTATGAAATGCTATATCTTCTTTTACACATGTATTAACTACATCATCACAGTTTTTCTGGCACGCACATTCTTTTATAGAAAAATATGATTCAAATATAGTTTGTAATAAGTGAAATCCACTTCTTGGAAATGAAACAATTAAAATATTTGATTTATGTGGCTGTCCTGTTATAATTCCTTGAACTCTTAGATCTAATCCTTTCATAATTTCTAAATATTCTGGAGTTTCATAAGATTGAATTTGTGATTCTCTTTTTTCTATTGTAAACTGGCTACATGTTCCTTTAGGAATACCTAGATACTCATCTATAGTATCTGATGTACAAATTTGTTCATAATGAATAAAAAATACATTTGGAACTTTTTTCCATTCACGCATATGAACCAAACAACCTACAGGTTCCCTATTTTCTAGGGTAACTAATTTTGTATATGCTTCAAAATCTTCAAAGTTTGCCGGAAGATCTCTAGAATGTTTAATACCTTTTAATTTATATTCATGAATTGATGCAATTGTTATTTCTCCTGCTTTTCTTCGAAATAAAGAACGCATAGTTTTGTACATGTCTCCATAAATATATACAATTCGTGATGGAAGATCTTCTATTTTTGATGGAAGTGTATGCTTTAACCCGTCCAAATCTTTAGAACAGTTTGTAGGAATATATTTGCTAATAAATTCCATAAAAGCAGTTGTTGCTGAACCACCGTGTGAAACAACTAGAAGTTTTTTTTTCTTTACAACCATATTATAAATATCTATTTTTAAATCTTCTTTTATAATTTTAGACATTTCAATATATCTGTTATAACTCAATTTTTTCTTAGTATAGCTTTTTAATGATGGTAAATAATTATTAATAGCTTTTTTAATACGAGTTTTATCATTGCATCCAATAAATTCTGCTATATTTCTCAAGTTAACATCTGGTGTATATACTAATGAATCAAAATCAATACATAATATATTATTATTATTATTATTAATATATTCATCAATATGTCTATGAAAATTAATACAATCACTAACTATATTATTAAGACTAAAAAAAGTTTCATTCTTTTTTAATGTAGAAATAATATCTATATAAGACATATTTGAATCAATTATACATGATATATGTTCTTCTCTTGTATCTAAATATTTTTTTTTCTGTAACTCATAATATAGTAGTCTTAAAATAGCGTCAACTTGTTCAACTAAATCTTTTCTATATAAAAAAATACATTTTTTTATTCGGTTAAAATCAAAGTCATAATTAGTTTCATGTTTTAAATGTATATGAGTTTTATAACATTCTTTTGTAATTGTTTCATCATCTATAACACAATTACAAAAACTGTAACCTAATTCTTCTCTTAAAAATTCTTCTACAATATGTCTTCCACTTCTTCTAATTGAATAAATACAGAAATTAATTTCCATTTAATATTCTCTCTCTTTTTTCTTTTTCTTCTTTTGACACACCTCCATATGACCAAGATTTTATAATTAAATTATTCTCTCCTCTAAAATTATTTATTAATGAATAATATACAACATTATCAAATTTTAACACATATGAACCATAAGCATTATATTCACTAAATAAAGTCATATCATACTTGAAAAAAACATCAAATAGATCAGTTGCTCCATGAATTTTCTTTAAATATTCAATAAATTCATATGTTGTTTTTCTTTCAAATATGAAGGGAGCAAAAGGCATAGCTTCGTATTGAGGTTCAAATTTTAAAATTTCTTGAGTCGGAAGCTTCCACATATTTGCAGATCCCGCATCTTCCCATTCACGATAAGCCCATCTCCATCTTCCACGAGAATCTCTAAATGTTGAAGGTGTAACATTACAAACTAACATTTCATCAGAATCTAAAATTAAAACAGCATCAGCGTCTGTATATTCCATCCAATTAAGTTTTAAAATTTGTTGCCATAAATATCCCGGTCTATGATTTAATTTAGCAGGCCATTTAGTTGGCATATCTTTATAAATCACGGTCATTGGCATAACATCTAAAATAGATTCAGGGATTTTATGACCATCATTATCTGATACTATAATAACATTTCTAAATCCAGATGTAAATTTTTTTACACCTCGAACACAGAAATCAAGCCATATAAAATCAGCATGATATGTTGGAATTAAAATGTCAATACCAGGCATTTATTTTATTAAATATTAAATAATATAATAATTAATGAATAAAAACGTAGTCACAATGTGATAATTTTATATAATTTGTATAGTTTAGTTCATATAGTAAATTAAATGTATCGGCTCTACGCGAACAGCTATCGTGAACTTCTATCATTATAACTGGATTGTATTTTTTTATTGTGTTTAGCATTCCTTTAATACATTGATACTCATGTCCTTCTACATCAATTTTTATATACCCAATATTTTCTAGATTTAATGAATCAATTTGTTTACATTCTATTTTTAAAGTGTTTTTTTTCTGTATATGTTTTTCATCACGAATTCTAAATGCTCCCTGATTTTCTTTAGAATCATAATCCACATTCATATAAAAAATATCATCTTTATCTGAACCTCCAAAGTTAAATGGTATTACATTATCACAATTGTTTAATTTTATATTTTCAGTCAATATGTCATAGACCATTTTCTGCGGCTCAAACGAATATACAATTCCAGTTGTACATGTTGAATAAATTACAGAATGAGTTCCGATGTTAGCACCTAAATCTATTATATTTTTAGAAGGGTCTATATATTGTTTAACAAATGACAGAAAAAATTTTTCATATAGCCGATTACTTCTTAGAGCATCTGCTATACATGTATCATTCTTATGTATTACAAATACAAATCCACTAACAACTACATATTCCCAATTAGGATTTGTTATCTGTGGAATTATACTATGTCTAGTATTCAGAAGAGGTTTAGTATAAAATTCATGATGTAGTTTATTCAGTTCATCTTGTGTTTTTAAAAGATTCATATGTTCCATTTTATATAAGAATAAATAGATTTTTTTGTTAATTATTATCGTAAATTATTAAAGAAGTCATATATAAGTTTAGTTTTAAGATATTAATAATTCAGTGTAAATATTTACATTGAATTATTATTTATTAAAAAAAATTACAAAAATACTATGATAACTAAATGTTTAGTTGGAGTACGCTAGACCACCCATACCAGACATTACACGGAGTACGTTGTAGTTTAGAGCGTATACGCGTACTTGGGCAGTGCGCGCACCTACTACCGTGTTTACAGATACCGTTAGTTGTAGAGTAGCTTTGTCAATACGAGAAAAGTTGCACGTGCCTGAAGGTTGGTGTTCTTCCGGACGTAGAGCGAAGGAGTATACGTTAATACCTTCAGACGGGCAACGAGAGTGGTGTTGGAAGGGTTGTACTTTAGAGAAATAATCACCTTCACGTTCCGTAAAACGATCTTGGCCGTTGAGTTGTAGTTTAGCTACTTCTACAGGGTTCTTGCCTTCGCAACGTACACTAGACGCAAGAATTACTTTGGCGAGTAGGTAATTCACACCTGAATCAAATTCAGCTACACCAGCTGTATCAGTTTGGTCGGCACCATATGCACTTGAAATTTGCGTAGCACCTTGACCAAGCGTCCCCGCGATTTCTGTAGTAGGAGACGTCGCCGCCGTACCACCACCAGCTTGGGATAGTAGAGCCGTAATAATACCATCCGTTGAGAAATCATCGGAATAGTTGAACGGTTGAGGACCACCTACAGATGCCGTCCATGAGTTTGTAGAGCAGTCAACGAAAGAATCACGTTGTACTACCCAGAAAAGTTCTTTTACGGGGTGGTTAAAGTTGAGCTGTACTTTGTTGGATGAAGACGTAATAGATTCCGCACCCGTGTATTGTAGTTGTTCAATTAGGTATTCGTGGGATTGTTGAGCAAAACGACGACGCTCTTCCGTGTCTAGGTATACGTAGTCTACATATAGAGACGCCGCCGCAAGAGACGACTGGGTTTTCGCCTCAGGAGTACCTACTGCGGATTCCGCATACTGGCAGTTTTGCCACGTTTCGAACGTTACATTCACACGCACTTCGTGGTATTGTAGAGCGATTAGAGGAATCGCTACACCAGGATTGCGGCAGAACCAGAACTGTAGAGGTACATATAGAGTTTTGGCAGGCGTACCTTTACGGGGTACGCAAGAGATCGTCGTCTCATTTGCAGAGCACGTGCTGTCTAGAGCAATACCCGTACCACGCTTCATTAGTACTAGGTCGTGGGTATTACCTACGATGGATTCGAAGGCAGGCATTACGCTTTGAGTTACAGATAGCTGGGTCCAGATTTGCATCCAATCACCATATTGACGGTCAATACGCTGACCACCAATTTCTACTTCTACTTGGTTAATTAGACGGTGACCAATGTAATTGAGCCAGCGGAAACCGGCTTGGTCGGTTAACTCTACTTGAGGTAGAGTTACTTGTAGGTAAGTCTTGTACATTAGATCCGCATTACGATTGATTACAGCCGTTACACGCTTGTTAAAGTCGGCTTGACCATTGAAAGTTACTTCAATGGATTCTACTGCGAAGTTCGTGTGACGTTTATAAAGAACTTTCCAGAAGGTAATTTGAGGATTACCTGAGATATAGATGTCTTGCGCACCATAAGATACAAGTTGCATTAAACCACCACCCATTTTGTGTTTATACCTTGAAGCAAGAAAAAAAATTCGGAGGAATTTGACCTTGACGCATATTTATTGTCCAGTAGAACCAAAACCACCAAAATTTCTAGAATCAGGAGCAGTGGGTAGTTCTTCAAGGGAATTTACAAATACAATTTTTTTCCAAGGCAAAAAGTTATATTGACATACTTGAAAGAGCCTTCGTCCATGAGGAATTTCATATGAATCAAGCATAGGATTAATACAATCTACTCGTGCAATTAATTCACCACGATATCCTGCATCTGCCAAACCAATATTATTTGATTGTCTTAGTGGAGTTAGACTTGTAGATGAACGAACTATGAGAAGATAAGGAACAGGATTTCCTTCAGAATCTAAAGCAGCAAAATACATTCCAGTCTTGATTTCTACACCAATTTTACTACTAGTGAAATCAAGATTATAATGAGGACTTAGTAAATCCAATCCTGAATCAGTCCATCTACGACTAAAAAAATTACTTTGCATATCCGTACGTAGTTTAGAATCAGGAATCCA